CTGCTCTTCATATTTCAGTATAAGACATTTTATTTTAAAGCCTGCTAATTGTCCTTTCTCTATAAGTTCTGCTGTTGATGTGGCTTTATAAACAGGTCCAAAGAGTCCTTCTAAAACTAATCTATGAGTTTGAGTACCATCTAAAGTACCTGTTGTTCCTATCCTATATTTAGAGTTAATACAACTCGACAATATAGTAGTTAAAGATTTAGCTTTAAATTGATGTGCTTCATCACCCATTACAAAATCAAACTGTTCAAAGTATTCTTTATCATTTTTATAAACAGATTGCCACGTTGTAATTGTTAAAAAGTTATTTGTATGTTTTTCTTTACCAGAATACTGGCGGTGACAATACTTATCAGAGTCAAAGCCGTATGATTGAAAATCTGTATACATTTGTTCTACTAAAGATGTTGTTGGTACAATCAATAAACCTTTTTGATATTCTAACTTCAACAAGTATCTAACTATCATATAAATGATAAGAGATTTGCCTGATGCAGTAGGTGATAACAACAATCTTTTTTTGTTACGAATACATTGAACAAATGATTGTAATTGATAATCTCTAGGTTCAAAAGGCAAATCTAGTGTCTTTATGAACTCAACTGCCTCAACTAGACTTAGTGAATGTGTTATATTAACATCTGGAGAAATATCGAGTTTATAATCTCGTTCGCCGCAAAATTTTTTAATGTATGGTACTAGACCTGAATATATTGTCTTACTTCTTGAGTTGAATAAGCGGATTTTTCCATCCCATAATCTCGACTTGTAGGCCGGCATAAAACGATAACCAGGAACGAAAAAAGTAAAATAATTAGATAGTTCCACCGCATAATGGTCTTCACACTCCACTTGTAAATACGCTTCATTTAATTTATGTAATATAATATCAGACACCTTGTATAAACTTCTCCCAATCAATCAATGATCTAAGTTGGTACGTTCTACTATTCAATTCTTTTAAAATACCTGTACATAGTTCAACAATTTCTTGGTGCATTGTCCTACTAATTACAAGTTTATTTAAATCATCATCACTCTCTAGGTATGTATTCAACTCGGATTTGAGTACATACGGAAATGGTTCCCAGCCCCTCTCTTTTAATTCTTCTTCATCTAATTTACCTGTATAATACTCCCATTTCAATCTTCTCATTTTCACATACTTTATATCGGCACTCTTAGCCAATAATCTATGCTTTGAAAGTATAGCTAAATATTTGCTGTGTAGTTTGGGTACATTGGTAAGTTCTTTGCCTGGTTCTGTTCGGTCAATTTCACTATCTTTTTCCCACATTTGTAATACTTGTTCAGCTGCGTTCATAATATTCCTCCTCTTAGGAGTATACACTAATTTTTAAAATTTTTCAACATTATAATAGGCAAATCTAAACGTGGCATCTGCGGTCAAAATCTCATCTGGACTATCGGCCGAGTTTACCACAAAGGTAGATAGAGTTGTTGGAAAAACATCTTTAAATAAAAATCTAAATTTAGCATTGTTTGCCGAGGTAAACAGAGTCATTGAACAATCGCAGAATTGTGGAAAATTAGGTCTATCGGCAAATTTGTTTAATTTAGGTAATCTTCTATAATCTTCATAACTTTCTGGAAAAGTCATAGCACGAAGCCAATCATGTATCTCTAGCCAACCTTTCATATCTTCATCAATTAAGAAAGTTATGTTTAATAAGTCATAGATTGGTTTTTCACCTGGCCCAAACAGGTCTACAAATGGTGTATTGAATACTGTTTCACCTAATGATAAACCAGGCACGGTTGCTGATTGACAAAAGTATTGTAAGTTTGGTGCTCTCGCCATGGAGAATATAAACTTATTAGGATGTAAAAAATTTGGATTAGTTGGGTTCGTATCTGCAATTGACATAATTGTATTTATGCTAAACGGAAACGGAGACAAAAAAAGAGGCCCCTTGTGGGGGCCTCTAGGCGGGGTGTAACTCTTAGATTACATTAAGTTTGCAACCTGAAGAGCACGGTAGTAATTGTTTGTCTGAGCGGTTAATGCACCCTGTGTGGTTGCATCAGTACCATCAGCGAATGGATTAGATACGAGACCGTAACGAGTCTTGAATCCAATTTTTGGCTGGAAGGTACCAGTATCAACTGCTCTGACCATCTGTAATGGTACATATGGGCAATAGAACAGACCAGCGTCATAAGCATTTGTACCCTTATATCCAACTACCACAAACTCATTTGTTGAGCTTACTGGGAAATATGGGTCAATGTAGACTTTGATACGTCCAAACATTGTACCAGCAAATGTGTTACCTGTGTCATCTACTGTTAGATTAACTTGAGATTGTAATGCAGAATTGTAGTCAAGCAAACCTGCCATAGCGAGAGCAGAAGCGACATCACTTGAACAAATCATGATGTTACCTTTTCCTCTACGAGTCAACTTGGCGATTGCATTTGCTTCACGTTCTATTTGGAACGCAAGACCTTTAACTTTCTCAACCATCCAACGACCATTTGAGTCTGTATCTAAGTCAAACTTACCTCTTGTAGTTGTACCCACTTGAGCACCTTGTACAGCAGTTTTATAGATTGTACGGACTACTTCACGGTTTATCTCAGCAAGAATTTCTGCTGAAAGAATGTTAGAAAGTTCTGTTTCAGCATCAAGACCGTGTACTGCTTTTAAGTCTTGTGCAAGTTCCATAGAATACTCAGCTTTGAGTGCTCTTGTTCTTGCAGTTACAGTTACTTTCTCGATTGAAAATGCCATCTCATGGAATGTATTAGCAGCATTACCATCACCTAAAGATTCTGCCTTAGATGTTGTCATTGCTTGATTTGGAGCTGCGTTAGATGTAAATACTTCGGTTGGTACGGCACCACCTGCAGCAAGTGCTGGAGGAAGAGCTGGTACACCTGTATCAACACCAGCAAAGCCTGTATTAGCCTCGTTATAAAAAGCTTCGTCTCCACCTTGTGTGTCATACTTGGATCTCATTGCAAAGATAAGACCTGTTGGTCCAGTCATTGGCTGAACACCACAAATATCATATGCGATAAGGTTTGGTAAACTTCTTCTGACTAAAGAAATTAGAATTGGGTCAAAACCAGCAACTGGTGTGGAAGCAGAACCTCCGAAACCAGCGATACCAGCATCACCTTGAGAAGCAGAGTTTGTTGGAACTGCCTCTGAAAGAACTTGACCAGACTTCGCCATTTCTGTAGCTTGGTTCTCAAGAACAACAGCGGTTACGGCTTTCTTATACTTGTCCTCAATCTGTGGTAGATCAGGGTGGTCAAGAACTCCTTCCCACTTTTTCTGTAAATTTTCTGAAAGATACATCTTTTTCTCCTACGTTTAGTTTAAATTAGTTCTTTGTTTGTGATATAGCCTTAGAAACTGCATTTACGAATGGGTCATTAGACACCACTTTTTTATCTGCATCAGTTTCTACTTTTTCATTTAGAGTTTCTTCATCAGCTTGTTTTACTTCTGATGGAAAATAATTTTCACGAATTGTTTTTACCTTCTCTCTGAACTCTTCCTCTGTGGAAAAATCTACACCTTCTGCAAGTGTTTTGATTTTTTCTTCTTGAGTGTCGGTAAGACCTTCGCATACTTCCGAAGTAATTTCATTTTGCCTTGCAGTAACTAATGCTTTGGCAAACTCCATACCTCTTTCCATTTCCTCGTCAAGCTGGGATTCTAAAGCCTCAACTCTTGTGGCTAATTCATCAACTAAGTCAACTTTCTCTTCAGGTACGTCAATGTAGTGCTCTGCAAATAGGTTTCTTAAACCTGATATAAACTCTTCTGTGAGTTCTGCACGGAGACCAGATTCTACAGCAATCTGATTATCTGTCATCCATTGCTCTACGACATAGTTAAGATAGTCATCAACTTTTTCTGTTAATTCTGTTTTGATTTCGGTTACAGCCTCTTCAAACATAGTGGCATATTGTCCCTCAACCTCTTCTACGATTTGTGTCACTCGGTCATTTACACGAGCTTCGTAAACGATAGAAGCTTTCTTTTTAAAATCTTCTGAAATATTTTCATCTTCTGAGAAAAGAGAATTTACATCTTCAGAAACTTCTTCTTTCATCTTATCTTTTTTCTTAGCAAGATAGTCTTTTAAGCCTTGAGGCATACCTTTTTTCTCCTCGATAACCTCATCTTCCGTCTCCGCTTCTTCGTTTTTAGCTGAAGCAGCTGAAGGTTTGGTTTTAATAGATGCCTGATTCTTTGCAGAATTATCTGGCGCCGCACCAGAAGCATTGATTTTATTAGAATCGTCATCTGGCTTATTGTTTGAAGGTGTTGGGCCACCTAAGTCTTGCATACCTCCTACTGATGAGGTATCAACTTTAGGCATTGGTTCAGCGGGTGCTTTTGCTTTGCTTTGG